TCCAGAAGTACTCCGAAGCCCAGATGGCCGACAAGAAGAGCATCACTGAGACGTTGTATTCCGAGTACCACAAGATCCTCGCCACGTAGTACCAAGAGAGCCCGCAAGGGCTCTCTTCTTCGCATGAAATTCATCTCCTCTAATAGAACTACTATCTAGGAGACCCCATGTCGCAGAACCCTCGTTCAACCGAAATCTATGACGCCATGATCGAAGAGATGCAACGTCTCAAGATCGAGCCCACTTCGGACAACCAACTAGCGTTCCTCACAGGATTGAGGAATGCTTGGAAGGAAGACCAGACCGTGTCGCTCGAGAAGTCGTTGTACATGATCACGATCAACACCATGCTTTTCCGGCTGCAAAACAACCTCGACGCCGTCACCCCGTAGTATAAGAGAGCCCGCAAGGGCTCTCTTATTCGCATGAAAATCAGGGACTCTAATAGACAACCCCTCATAAGGAGACCCCAATGACCGACATGCACGAAGCACGTATGGCCCATCTGGCTACCATCCAAGAACTGTCAACGCTCGTTGATAGTCTCGAAGCCCCGATGCAAATCATGACTGGACTCGGGACGGACGGAATTGTGTCGATCGCTGAAAGCGATCCGCAACTCCTCCTGACCGGACTCAAGACCATGCACAACATCATCGGCAAGCAGAAGAAGATGATCAACGAGCTGACAGAGCTCTGGTACGAAGCCATGGACGACACAAGCGAAGTCATCGACTTGGTTCGAAAAGTCACCCGACAGGACATCTAAGGAGTAGAGCCCGCAAGGGCTCTCTTCTTTCGCAGGGAATTCATGGTCTCTAATAGAACCCCTCACCATACTAGGAGACCCCATGAAACTCGAACAGATTCGTAAGCTTGAAGAGGATGGAGTTCTTAGCAGAGAGCTATGTCCAACGCCAAGTTTTTGGCACTGGGACGTTCTCAAGCCAGAACTTCTTCCTCCTGACGGCCACAAGGATCTGTACAACTTCGGAGAAATCCGTTGGTACGGATCTGAAGGGTAAAGTCGAGAGCCCGCAAGGGCTCTCTTCTTTCGCATAGAATTCACGGCCTCTTATAGGAGACCCCACTATAAGGAGCAACCATGGAGACACCCACCACGGTGTCTCCTTTTTGAAAGGAGCATATGTGACAGTCATTTTGATTTCCATTGCCATGGTCGTGGCTTCCTGGTTTCTTGTAGGAAAGTACCTCAAGTGGCGTAACCAAGGTCGTGATCTCGGCTGGATTAACATGCCGGTTGACGACTACACAGTTCATACAGTTCCTCAGATGGATCTGATGTTGCATCTGACTGAGAACTGCCCTTGTAACCCACGAACAGAGCCTGTGCAGCACGAAGATGGTGGCATTGGCTGGCTGGTCATCCATAACGCTAAGGACGGGAGAAAGTAATGGAAGACGCACACAAAGCGGCAGCTAAAGCTCTTCAAGAGCTACAGATTGAGGAGCACAAGAGATTGACTCCAGCAATGGAGCGTGAAGTCAACAAACGCGTTCAGAAGCTCTTAGAGCGCGACTCAGAGCCTGTGGAGCCGGATCTGTACAAAGAGCCAGTCATGTACTACGAGCCCGCAGAGGGCACCGGAGGGCTTCCTGCGATCATCTGTACTTGTGGTCAGCAGAAGCGCCATCTGCGTCGAAAGGTTCTACAGCGCTGGGCAGAGAAGCACACCGACAGGACGGGACATAAGCCCATTCCGTACAAGAAAGACAACGAGCATGGACTCTGAGTTCTATGTGAGTGCAGCGGACGCTATGGAAGCTCCGTTCGAACCAAAGACGCCGTGTCGAATCATGGAGACTCGTCCTTGTGTTGTTTTGACTCTGGATGATTCTCGTTGTTTCACGGTGAATGAATGCCCACCGAACGAATGCGTTCGATTCGAAAAGAAAGAAGAGACTCATGGAAGCACAACTGAGGACTGAACTGAACCGCATCAATGCTCAGCACCAGGCAATCATCGAGGACGCCAAGATGCAGGGTGTGCCCCTGGGGGAGATCTATGGGTTGAAGGACAGTCGCGGAAACTTCGTTATGGTCCCACTGATCTTGGCGAGATCAAACTGTCTGTTGGCTCTTTCGAACTTGAAGAAGAAGTCATGAGCGGGCTGAGCGAGAATGAGAGAATCCTTTTGGCCTCAGCGAAACGACACCACTCTACGGAATACGACGGACGGGCCAACGCCGAGTGGCACCGTGACAACCTGTTAGTCCGACTAGACGACGCCCTGGCGCGGCTGGCGGAGGTGCGGGCGCTGGCGGACGAGTGGGAGGAGAACGAGTGCATCTGGTCCTCAGTGCCGCGTCGCCTACGCGCCGTCCTCGATGCCCCTGCGCGGGACGAGAGCGAGCTGATCCAGCCGATCGTCCGCAAGAGCGTCGGCACCGCCACACACGCCGACTACGGCCCTGCGCGGGACGAGAGCGAGGGGACGTGATGGCCGACACCGCCGAGAATGACGCACGCTGCCGCCACTGCGGCAAGGCACCCGAGGCGGACGGCGACCACTCGTGCCCATGCCCGTACACCGACGCGGAGTGCAAGATCCACCCGCGCATCGTGGCAACGCCCTGGCCCGACGATGAGCCGCTGGGAGAGCCGCCCCCGTGGCCGACCCGCGTCACTCCGCCCGAAGAGAGCGAGGGGCCGTGATCCCGTACGCCGACGGCCCGTGGCGTTTCATAAGTCGCCCGGACCCTCATCCCTCTCTCGGGCCAAAGATGTGCGAACTCCCCCATGTCTGTCCAGAGCATGTCGGCACCGATATTCGTTGTGGGAAGGTATGGGACGATCTGAAATGTGGAGGAGTTTCGTGCTCACCGCCCGAACCTAGCGATAAGGAAGAAGATGTTCAAATCTGATTTTGCAACCATGACTGGGACGATTCCTCTCGAGCTCCCTGGAGAACGTTACGTCGAAGCAGCATTGAAGATCGACGACAAGGGAGAGGTCAGCATCGTTTTCAACGACGTCGACATGGCAAGGGCTCTGTTTCAGAGCGGTCTGGAAGGTAGTTTGATGTCACTGAGCTTCGGATGGATGGCAGCTCGATCAAGAGGCGACACATGATCAGTCCCATACTCATTGCGTGTTGGGTTATCGTTATTGGTTATGGTCTTTATGTTCTCGTTCTTGAACCTATCTTTACTACACAAAGAGAAATCGTCCTCGAAGGTGAGTACAAGCAATACGAGACAGCACCGTCAATCGACAAGAAGTGGAGTGACTCAAAGCTTGTAGATGTCTGTAACAAGTGTGGTATGGACGATGCTGAAATTGTGATTGTCGGAGATACCACAGGTAACAAATGCAAGTGGTGTGCTGAGCTAGACAACATCAACTACCATTTGAAGTACAACGGCGTTCGACGATTCAGGAAGGCAGCATGACTGACGAACCTTTACTGGGTGGGCCCGGATCCCAGCCTGCAACTCTCGAAGAGAAGAGAGAGTTTCGAGCATTGTGTCGACGGCTTCCTCTTCTCACTCAGAGTGAACTCGATCGTATGCAACGAATCGAGTGGGGACTCACTGCGAAAGAGTACAACATTCTGAAGTTTGGAGAGTAATCATGACAAAACCACCGCCTATCCAGATCTGTACTCGCGAAGATCATCCGGCTCGACGTCACGGTCACTACGGGTACGGAGGTCGTTACTGGTGCGCCGATCTTCGTTCTCCTCTGTTGAGCGAAGAGAACCTGGGTGTAATCAGAAACGGCTACATCGTTCTATTCGAGAAGAAGGAATCATGACCAAACTCGAGATTCAAATCGTGGCATTCGGATGGGTCTGTATGATCATCGGATTCGTAGTAGGGAGAATCGTGTGAGTCCTGTATGGATCTCATTCATCGGTGGGGTCATCGGAGGCGGCTGTGGGGATGTAGGCGTCTGGCTCTTTAAAAAGTACAAGAAGAAGCGGGTTTTGAGAAAGGAGCAACTATGAGAGAGATCATCAGCTGGGAAGGCGAAGAGAAACTCAAGGGCATCTTCATCGAGAAGGACGCATTGACATGGGATGACAAAGGCATTCCTGTTGTCTGGAACTATGAGATGGATCGGTTGCCGATGGGCCGTGCAACAGATATTCGACGCGAGCCCGACGGAAGCATCACTGCCGAAATCACATTGACAGATACCGAAGACGCAGTGCACGCTGGTCCACTGCTTGTTACGGGTGACGTGGGTTGTGCTATGTGGGCCCACGAAATTGTGAAAACAGTCAAAGACGGAGTAGATCATGTCAGCCACGGAAAGATCAAGGCGGTTGGTGTTGTCTTTAGATACCAACTTGCTTGGTGATAAGGAGCAAACATGAAATACCTGTTGATATCGTGTGGATGTGCGGAATGCAATTTCGGGGGCAATCCACTCATTGAAGCCGAACTCTTTGACACTCTGGAAGACGCCAAGAGTAATTCATGGATCAAAAATCGTGAGTGGAAAGAACATCCGCAAGGCGGTTGGTATCTAAGTTCGGGACAGGGCGATGACTGGATCATCGAAGTACCTGACATATTTGTGTTGATCAAGAAAGAGTAGCTATGACAGTAAAAGAGCTTCTTGACCTTTTCAAAGACGCAACTGAATACGACCTTCAGGCTACGGTGGTATTCGCTGATAGCGAACGAGGGTATCAAGTAGCTACGGATGTTCGAATGGGTGAGGTTACCAAACATGAGGCCGAGTACTACCTCGATGAGGGAACACACATCGCTGAGATCTTCTAAGGAGTGAGATGGACTGGGAAAAGATTCGAGAAGTCTTGATTCATGTGCTCGAAGAGAAAGGCGGAAACATCTACTGGACAAGCGAAGATATCGCTGACGCTCAGATAGCAGCTCTCAAGGAACAGGAGTCATTCGAATAGTGTTCGAGCTACGACCGCACCAAGATGAGGCGGTGGCCAAAATGCACAACGGCTGCATCCTCTGCGGAGGTGTGGGCGTTGGTAAGAGCCATACGGCTGTCGCGTACTACCTGAAGAACGAAGCACCAAAGCCCGTCCTTGTCATCACTACAGCCAAGAAGCGTGACAAGGGCGACTGGCAGGATCTGTGGGCAGAAGTCGGGATGCACAAAGATCCTGAGCTCACCATGGGTGCTGTCGTGATTGTGGATTCATGGGAAAACATCACCAAGTACAAGGAGCTCTCGGGTGCATTTGTCATCTTCGACGAACAGAGACTGGTTGGAACCGGAGCATGGGTCAAGACGTTCTATAAGATTGCCGCAGCTAACCGATGGATTATGCTCAGTGCCACGCCTGGTGACAACTGGCTTGACTATGTTCCGGTCTTCCGTGCGAATGGATTCATCAAGAACATTACGCAGTTCAAGGAAGATCACGTCGTTCAGCGCTGGACTGGTCGCTACTACAAGGTCATTGGTTACCGACAGGTTCCGAAGCTAGTCCGTTGGCGCAATTCGCTGCTTGTCGACATGCCTTACGACAGGCACACAACTCGTCATACTCACGAAGTCGCCGTTGAGTATGACAAAGACTTAGTAAGAAAGCTGGTGAAAGACAGATGGCATGTTTACGAGAATCGCCCCCTGACGGACGCTTCGGAACTCTTTCGTGTGATGAGGAGGGTTGTCTATTCCGATGCATCAAGAATCCAAGCAATTCGGAAATTGTTGAACTCTCACCCGAAACTGATTGTGTTCTACAACTTCAACTTCGAGCTGGAGATCCTGAGGACACTGGCGGACGACTTATCATCGAGTCAACAACCGCGCACAATCCTCGATTCCGAAACCTCAGCCTTGATCGAGAGCCCAACGCGTTCGGATATGGATTCAGAGAACACCTTTGGCGATGCAGCCACTGCGACACGCTCCACCGAGAATGGACGCAGTCCGATCACATCTGTCCTGTCTGCGGAACAGCAAACAACATCGAACAGCGACGACTGGACGTACAACCTGAGTCCGAAGTGGGAGACGACCAGGGCTCTATCAGACGAGAAGGCGTCTATCCATGGGGACACGGACTGGGAGAAGCAGACCGATACATCCAGAATCGAAAGCGGTATCTCGACGGAACCCTGGGACTACCTGAGCCCGAAGTGGGAGATGACAGAGACGCGGGAGACGGATCTAAATTCTTGTTCCCAAAAAGTGTTCTCCGAGCAGCTGACCGAGCAGCCATGGGACTACCTCCTGAGTCCGGAGGGGATGAGGGAGAACGACCCACAGAGGTCGGAGGAGACGGGGAGAACGCTCCGGACGGAACAGACATCGTCGAGTTCATGCGACGAGTTGTTAGAAGCGAACTCATCATGTACGGAATCATTCCGGATGACGACGGATACCTCAGGCCACCACCCGCAGAGCGAGACGAGTCAGCTCCAAGAGAAGTTGGTCGATACCTGGATCAGATCTTCTCAAGCGACTACACCGTCGGTGAAGTTCTTGACGCAATCGAAGGACGCTACGGACACGATGCCGCACTCCATTTCGCAAAGTTCCTCAAAGCAGTCACAGAATCAGGAGAGTGACGAATGGCAGACAAACAAATACTTGTCAGACCAGCTTTCGAAGAGTGGGCAGAAAAACACTCTGAGTGTGGAGGAAGATTCGTCATCTTTGACGGTAAATACGAATTCCGCATCGGATGTACCTGCGGAGATAAGGAATAACGAATGGCAAACAGAGAAGAATCAGAACAACCCGTCATCTACGGAGGAAACATTCTCGGCGGAAAGGCAACCCCTCTCATCAGAGGAAGAGATATTCTCGACATCGTCGAAAGTGTCGAAACAGACGAAAACGGATTCATCACAACAATCCATCTCACCGAACAAGGACGATGGTTCTTGGCAGCAATCACAAAAGAGCCACCTACAGGAGAGTAACGAATGGCAGACAGAGAACCCATCGAAGTTCCAACAGCCGAGTACCAGGGACTCGAAAACCACAGAACCAGCCAGCGATACCTCGACAATCAGCGCAAGCAGCGAGAGGCTCGCGGGATCACAGAAGACCAGTGGCACGCCGAAATCATCGAACAGCTCGAGTACCTCGTCGGACCTCTTCTCCCTTGGCAGCGGTTCTGGGTCATCGCCGCAGTTTCAGGTCGCGGAGTGGAATGGGCACAGACACGACTCAATCCCCACTACCACTTCTTGGGTCTACCTTGTGCAATATGTGGCAGGCGCTGAGGCCTGGGAATGTGTCGAAACGGACGCAATCTGCTTCTATTCGATGCCGTATTCGTACAAACTTTGGTGGCAATCGCACGGCAGAATTGACAGATTGAACACGTCATTTACGGATTTGCACTATTATGTGCTGTTCGGAGGGTCCATCATCGAGAAGGCAGTCAAGAAGAGCTTGGTACTCAAAAAGTCCTTCAACGAGAGTGCTTTTGCGGCCAAAATGGGGTTTTGGCAGAAATGACGGAAAAAATGACGGACGCTTTTTGAGCTCCTGATTTTAAGTATTCCCCGTGAAAATGGTCGAAAAAGTAAGTATTCCCACCCTACTAGGCATAATACGTAATTGCCAAGATTCTTGTAACAAAACTTTCTAAAATATGTCATATCAGTACCTAAAACTCTTATGTGTCGCGCGAGTTTTAAAATAAGTACTAGGAATGACTTTTTTGAAAAGTTTTGTGTAAGAAATCTTGGCAATACGTAAAAAATAAGTATTTTGCCTAGTAGGGTGGCGACAGTACGTAAAAGGAGAGTTGTGAGGGTATTTACGTTTAGCAACGTCGACGAGAAGATTTTCGTCTACAACTTCAGCGAAGAAGAGCTACAAGAAGCAGCCACAGTGTTTCATGACGACATCTTCTTTACACTGGAGGACGATGAGGTTGGGCTACTGCATTCAGCCGACGCACGAGACAACCTCAAGGAAGACTTCATCTGGTTTCGACCGGGTATCAACCAGCTCAGTGTCATCCAGTGCACGTGCGGAGACTTTCTCGAGTCCGATCAGCCCACTGAGGCCGGTCACGGTCGGCTTGCTAAGAAGGGACTCAGGCACGCGCGCAAGAGTGGCCATACGATCAACCTAAGGGGTAACTGATGACAGAAGAGTCGGATTACAAGAAAGCCAAGGATGAATTCACCAATGCCCTCATCAAGTACTCACACGTTGTGGACAACACGAATCACGTAGTGCTTGGTGGAACTGTGGTGTGGGAGTCCTCGGTGTTTGACGAAGATGGAACTCAGATCTACTACACGCACCATGCGATCCTTGGGTCGTCATCTCTGGCCCATGCTGCGGGTTTGTTGGCAGTAGGTCAGGATCGACTCACCAACTACATCAACACGCCAAGGGAGAACTAATGCAAGAATGGGCAAGCCTTGAAACGTTAGGCTTCCCTGGCTACGAGCTAAGCAACGACGGACTAGTGAGGAACGAGCGCACGGAGCGTATCCTCAAGACTTCGGCCAACCAGGAAGGAATCGTCCGGGTAGGCTTGATGAAACGTGAAGAAGGCAGACAGGTCACTGTCAGTCTCATTCGTTTGGTCGCACGCATGTTCGTAAAGGGAAGATCCGCGTCGTTTGACACACCGATTCAGCTCAACGGGGTTCGATCAGACTGCAACGCAGAGAATCTGATGTGGAGGCCCAGGTGGTTCGCGGTCGAGTACTTTCGTCAGTTCGACGAGAATGCTGAACCACTGATGAAGACGAAGATTTACGACGTAGAAACCAGTAAGAGGTATGACGATACACGGGTTGCAGCATCAGAAAATGGGCTTTTGGAGAAGGACATTATGAAATCTGTTGTTAACGGTAGCCCCTGTTTTCCCACGTGGCAAATCTTTGCACGTGTGTCACATTAGGTATTAATCCGCATCGCAATCGCAGACTATGATAGGAGGGGGTACATATGACTCTCTTATTTTTGACTGCGATTGGGGGTGAAATGCTAGAACGAGACTATCAGAGAGAACTAATTCCAAAGATCAAAGGACTCTTCCCAAAAGGAAAGTGCGATGTTCTGAAGAACAACTCTGGTTATCGACAAGGCATTCCTGACCTCACAGTCTTTCTCCCTTTCTTTTGGGCGTGGCTAGAAGTCAAACCCTCGCGTGACGCGGATCAAGAACCTAATCAGGAGTGGTACGTAAGTTGGGCGAGCCGAGCATGTTTCGGCGCGTTCATATACCCTGAGAATGAGAAAGAGGTTCTAGATGCGTTGGTTCAAGCATACCAACTTCGAAGGTATGCACTCGACACACCTCAGCGCTAGCAAGTATCACTGGCTCAACTACGACGACGATAAGTTCGAGCGTATGTACACCATGCGTAAGGCAGCCGAAATAGGCACCAAGAAGCACGCCTTTGCCGCCATGGCTATCGAGCTAGGGATTCCTTTGCGTAACAACGGAACCACTATCAGTCTGTATGTCAACGACGCAATCGGTTATAGAATGAAGCCAGAGCAGCCGCTGGTCTATTCGCCGAACGCTTTCGGAACACCCGATGCCATTTCTTTCAGGGAGCATCGAAAGAGGATGCTTCTTCGAATTCATGATTTGAAGACGGGTTCCGAGTTGACTTCATGGAAGCAGCTGGAGTGTTACGATGCGCTCTTCTGTCTGGAGTATCTTGAAGATCCGTTCAAGATTGATCACGAGTTGAGGATTTACCAGAACGACGACTTTCGTGTTCATCATCCAGATCCTGGCGACATCAAGAGCATCATGGAGAAGTACAAGCATCGAGACAAGCATGTCGACAGGTTGCGAGAGGAGGATGAACGACTGTGACCGACTGGCAGGAATACGAAGACGCCATACTTGAAGACACTGTCATGGAGCAAGGCGAGTACCTGGGTCACTACGGCATCCTTCACAAATCAGGTCGCTATCCTTGGAACTCCGGAACCACGGAGAACAAGCGAAATAGGGACTTTCTGGGCTATTTCGATGCCATTAAGGCGGCTGCGAAGGCTGAGGGCAAGAATGAGGCCAAGGCGATCACGGCAGCCTGTCAGATGCTCGGAATCAGTACCACCGACTATCGTGCAGCTAGAACCGCAGCCAAGGCTCAGCAGAAGCAAGTTCAAATTGCAACTGCTCAGAGACTGCGCGAAAAGGGTTGGTCGCATAACAACATCGCCATCAAGATGTTTGGCAACCCGAAGCAGGAATCGACCGTCCGTAGCCTTCTGGCAGACAACGCCAAGGATAAGGCAAACGCGCTAGAGAACATCGCCAAGATGCTTCAGGACGGTGTTTCGGCAAAGAGGTTTATCGACATTGGTACTGGTGTGGAACAACACCTCGGTATCAGTGCCGATAGGCTTCGTGTCGCTGTCGCCATGCTCAAGGAGAAGGGTTACCGTGTCCACAAGGTGCAGGAGGATCAGCTTGGCACTGCGCCAGGCAACAAGACCACGATCAAGGTCTTGGCACCTCCTGGAACAACCTACAAGGACGTAAACTCTCAACGACACCTGATTCAGCAGCTAGATGCTCTTGGTACTTTCTCCAAGGACAACGGTAAGTCGATTCTGGGCGTCAAGCCTCCTTTGTCGATCTCTTCCAAGAGAATCGGTATCAATTATGACAAAGACGGTGGTGGTGCAGCAGATGGTGTCATTTATGTTCGACCTGGTGTGAAAGATCTCTCTCTTGGGGAATCTCACTATGCACAAGTTCGAATCATGGTTGACGGCACCCATTTCCTCAAAGGAATGGCAGTTTACAAGGACGACTTACCACCGGGTGTAGACCTTCAATTCAACACAAACAAGTCAAGCACGGGTAACAAGCTTGATGCGATGAAGGAACTGAAGCGAACACCCGATGGCGAGATTGACATGGACAACCCATTTGGCGCTCAGCTGAAGTTGAATGGGCGTGGACAGATCACTGACCCTGTAACGGGCAAGGTCACCTCAGCAATGAACATCCTCAATGAGGAAGGTGATTGGAACACTTGGTCTAAGAACCTGTCATCTCAGTTCTTGTCGAAGCAACCCACGACTCTGGCTAAGCGTCAGCTTGATGAGACGTACAACTCAGAGCGTGACAAGCTCAACGAGATCATGGCTCTCACTAACCCGGCAGTCAAGAAGAAACTTCTCGAGTCCTTTGCGGACGGCGCGGATTCTTTGGCTGTCGATCTCAAGGCAGCAGCACTTCCGCGCCAGGCATCTCATGTCATCCTCCCCGTAACCAAGATGAAAGAGAACGAGGTCTACGCTCCCAACTTCACCAATGGTGAAAAGGTGGCTCTCGTCCGCTACCCCCATGGCGGTCGCTTCGAGATTCCGGTGCTGACTGTTAACAACCGAAATCCTGATGCCAAGGCTAGCTTTGGCGAACATCCACCTGATGCAATCGGTATTCATCCTAATGTGGCGAAACAGCTTTCTGGTGCTGACTTTGATGGTGACTCAGTCATCGTCATCCCTCAGCAAGCAGGAACTCTGATCAAGAACAAGAAACCCCTTGAGGATCTTGCAGATTTCGATCCTCAATCAGAGTACAAACCATATGACGGAATGAAGACGATTGATGGTGGCATCTATCACGCTGATACAGGTAAGGTCGAGTACGGGCCTAAGGGACCACAACCCAACAACAAGCAACAGAAGATGGGTAGTATCTCTAACCTGATCACTGACATGACGATTCGTGGAGCATCTGACGACAAGATCGCTCGTGCTGTCAAGCACTCCATGGTTGTTATCGATGCCGAGAAGCATCATCTTGATTACAAGAGGTCTGAAGAAGCGAATGCTATTCGTGCACTTCAGCAAGAGTTCCAACCCAAGAGAGCGGGTCTTGCACCAGGTGGGTCTTCAACACTGATCTCTAGGGCAGGATCTCCTGAGTTCGTCAGGGCTAGGAAGGAACGGCCTCAATCCCAAGGTGGACCTATTGACCCTCTCACAGGGAAAAAGGTCTTTGTACCTAAGGGTGAGGACTTTGTTGACGCTAGTGGCAAGGTGCGATCGCCTAAGCAACGATCAACGAAGTTGGCAGAAGAACCAGATGCCTTCAAGCTGACATCAGGTGGTAGCAAGGATGCCCCTGGTACGAAGATTGAAGCTGTCTATGCTGAACATAGCAACCGTATGAAAGACCTTGCAAATCTTGCTAGGAAGGAATCTGTCAATGTCAAGTTTGACAAAGCAGATCCTGTCCAAGCAAAAGCCTTTGACACACAAGTAAAGTCGCTGAATAGCAAACTGAATGAAGCTATTCGTAATAGACCTTTGGAGAGACAGGCTCAGGTCTACGCAAACGAAACTTTAGCGGCGAAGAAGGCAGACTACCCCGATATGGATGAGTCCCAGATCAAACGGGTACGATTCCAGGCCCTGCAACAGGCCAGGTCTAGAACGGGTGCTGAGAGAACACAGATCGACATCACACCAGACGAATGGTCAGCGATTCAGGCTAGAGCAATTAGCCCTAGTAAACTAAAGACCATCTTGGACAATGCTGATCTGGATACAGTCAAGAAGCTAGCTACCCCCAGACAAACTCTTAAGATGGGTGGAGGTAATCTTACTAGAGCTAAGGGTCTCCTAGCATCTGGTAAGTACACTCAGGCAGAGGTAGCTCAAGCTCTTGGTGTATCGCTTACCACACTGAAGAACTCAATTAAGGAGGGATGATGTGGTTAGCATGATAACTACATACGATAATCCTTTCGATCCTTTCGATGAGTATGATCAGTGGTTCAACTGGGACATGGTTCATGGTTATAACACACCCGGCCTCCTAGCTAGGCTCACGATCTCATCTGATCAGTTGAGTGATGTGGACCAAGCAGCCGACCGAGAGGATGCTATCGATCGTTTGATCGAAATAAATCCAAACGGAATGTTGGCAAAGGTGACAAGGGAATGACACATCGATAGGGGGGGAGGGGTACGCCAAACGTACCCCCCCTCTTTAT